AGACGCAAAAATAATTTGCACAGAAATGTATAGACAGACACAATTAGAAGATTGGAATAGAACAATAAAATTATGGTATTTGTTTCAACAAAAACATTTATCAGAAACACATCAAAAAGGTTATCACTTTTTATTTCAACCATTTGTAAATGGTATGAAACAATCAACAGTATTAACTGCTATAGGTAAACATTTAGCAGAACAAAGAACAAAAGACATTAAACATATAATGTATGGAACTAAATTTTCTTTATTAGGAAGATTATATAGAATAATTATTGAACCTATTTGTTATATAGTAGGTTTATTTGTAAGAGGGTAATATGGCAGAAGAAATGCAAGGTATGGCTAACAGACCTCCTATGGGAGATTCTGGAGAACAAATGCCTATGGAAGATAACCAACAAGCAAATGCACAACAACAACAAATAACACAGATACAAAATAGAGTAAAGTCTTTACCTATACAAGAAAAAAAAGTATTACAACAAAGTTTAACTCCTCAATTTAAAGAGGTAGTTCAAAAAGTTTTTGGTTCTGGAATCAATCCATTTATAGATGTATTGGAATCTGGAATTGAAATGATGCCACCCGATGAACCAATGGCTAGGTCAAATATGACTATGGCTACTGGAGAAGGAATGGTAAACAGGCCACCCGAAGAAGAGCAAAACATGGCTATGGCACAACGACCTACTATGGCTTAATTCGGCCCCACTCTGGGCGACCTGCTTTCCACAGCACCCGTAGGAGATAATATGGAAGAAAATAAAGTACAAGAAACTTCAGCAGAAGAAACCAAGCATGAGGCAGAGGAATCTAATGTTGAAGAAAAACAACAACCCTTTTTAGAACCAAGACCTTACAAAAGAAAAAGTGAGGCAGAAATAGACGAAACAGCAACCGTTCAAAGTAAGGACACCGAAGAGACTGACGAGACTCAAGAGGCTACTCCAGAAAATGTAGAACGCCCTGCAAGTGTAGAAGACAAGGTTTATAAAAAAAGGTATGATGACTTAAAACGTCATTATGATTCTACAGTCAATAAACATAAAGATGAAGTTTTTAACTTAAAGACACAAGTCGAACAGGCTTCTAAAAATTTTATTCCTCCAAAAGACAAAGATGCTTTGGATAAATGGAGAAAGGAATATCCAGATGTGTATGATGTTATTAAAACAGTTGCATATCAAGAAGCAGATGAGAAGGCAAAAGAAGTTAATAATAAACTTCAGCAATTACAAAAAGACCAACAAAAGGTTTTGCGTGATAAAGCAGAAGTAGAGTTATTAAAATTGCATCCAGACTTTAACAAAATTAAAGATAGTCAAGACTTTCATGATTGGGCAGGTGCTCAAGATAGCATGATACAGGGTTGGTTATACGATAATTTTGATAATGCTAATTTAGCGGCTCGAGCTATAGACCTTTACAAAATGGATAAAGGTTTAAAAAAAGCAGAAGCTGATAAAGTAGATACAAAGAAGGAGGCATCTAAGTCTGTAACATCAACTGCCCGAAGTACCGAAAAAGATATTAAGGGTAAAAAAATTTGGAGTGTGTCTGAGATAAAAAGACTAAAACCTTCTGAGTTTGTAAAATTTGAGAAGGACATTGATATGGCTAGAAAGGAAGGTAGAATCAGAAATTAAAACCTAATTGGAGAAAACAATGGCAATATCAAAATCGGCAGGTTATGATAACCTACCATCGGGTAATTTTTTACCTATCATTTATAGCCAGAAAGTCCAAAAGTTCTTCAGAACTGCATCAGTCGTAGAAGATATTACTAATACTGACTATGCAGGAGAGATTGATAATTACGGAGATACCGTTAACATTATTAAAGAACCAACAATTAGCGTAAGCTCTTATACTAGAGGTGGAGCAATCAACATCCAAAACTTGGCTGATGACCAAATCCAACTTATTATAGACCAAGCTAATGCGTTCGCTTTTAAAGTTGACGATATTGAAGAAAGACAATCTCACATTAACTTTGAGGCTTTGGCTACATCTTCTGGAGCATATGCTCTAAAAGATTCTTATGACGAAAACGTACTTGCGGCAATGGTAGCAGGTGCAGGAACTAACTTAGGTTCCATCGACACAGGACACGGTTCTGGCGATACTGACCCACTAAATACTTTGGCATCTGGTGCAAAAACACTACACGCTAGTGATGTACCAACTGACAATAGATGGTTTGTATCTACACCAGAATTTTATGAGCAACTTGCTCAAAGTTCATCTAAACTCTTAGATGCATCTGTAACAGGTGATGCGGCTTCTCCGTTGAGAAACGGACAGGTAATGGCAGGACAAATCCAAGGATTTAAACTATATATGACCAACAACTTTGCGGCTCTATCTGGTTTATTTGGACACATGTCTTCAACTGCTACTGCAAACCAAATTGCTAAAACAGAAGTAGTAAGAGACCCAGATTCATTCTCAGACATCGTAAGAGGTCTACATGTATTTGGAAGAAAAGTGCTTCGTACGGAAGCTCTTGTTAAAGCAACATTCACATACGATTCAGATTAATAGGAGGGTACTATGGCAACAGTAAGTAAAGTAACTGGCGGAACTAGTGGACATCCTTCTACAAGAAGGAAGCCATACTATGTGGAAAATACAATCGACAATTCTTTGTTTGACCCTGCAAGTGGGGATGTAATTCAAGCATTGAATATTCCTGCAGAGACTATGATTCTCAATGCAGGTTTAGAAGTATTAACTGCGGCTTCTTCATCAGTAACCTTTGATTTAGGTGATGGTGATGACCCAGATAGATACGTTGATGGTGACACAAATGCAACTGGACATGCGGCTCCTGTAGCTCATGCATCTAACTCTGGTCATGTGTACGGCTCTGCTGATACACTTGATGTAACAACAGGTGGTGCACAAGATACTGCAGGTAAAATTCGTGTCTATGCAATTATGTGTGATGTTAGCGGTTCAGATGAAACTGCTTCAAACACTTCATAATTATATTAGGGGGCGTTTTGCCCCCTTTTAATTTTTATAGGTATATTAATGACAAAATGGAATATGACAGAAGGGCAAACTACAGTTGATAATAAAGTAATATCTACTGGAGAAATAATTACGCCTTTTTATGAAGATACAAACATAACAGAATTAGAAAAAAAATTAAATAATTTAGAAAAAAAATTAAACACAATAATAAGTTTATTAGAAAATGATTAAAGCATTTATGGCTATAATAATAACAACAATGCCGAATTGGCCATCGGTAAAGTATCAAGGGTATTTGTATCCCGACATGGATACATGTTTAACATCTACTGAATTATATGTAGAACAATTTAGAGCATATGCTGATAGCCAAGGAGACCATGATGCTTATTTTAATTCTATATGTTTTGAAGTTGATGCATATCCAATAGAGGGATTTAACAATTTAGAATTAGGAATATAATGGCAACATATTTAGTATTAACAAATAGAGTTTTAAACGCACTAAATGAAATAGAAATGACTTCTGCTAATTTTAGTAGTAGTCGTGGAATACAAACTGCAGTTAAAAATTTTGTTAATCGTTCATTACATGACATATACAATGAGCTAGAGGAACTTCCTAGCTTACATAATGAAACATTTTATGATACTAATGCAGGCCAAAGAGAGTATGATTTACCTACTACTAACTCTCCACAAACAGGCGACAAACAATGGCGTAAAATAGATTGGGATACAATATATTTAAAACCAAAAGAATTAGTAACAAATGGTGAATTTACTTCCGACATTAGCAGTTGGACTACAATAGCAGGTGCAGGTTCTGCATCATATAGTTCTACAGGTAATGGCAGACTATTGTTAAATGATTTTGCGGCACATCAATCATTTAGCACTAGTAAAAACACAGTATACAGATTACAAGTAAAAGTTTATGATTCTAATAGTACAGGTCAAGCATTAAAGGTACAAGTTGGTACTGCGGCAGAAGGAACACAAAATTTAAATACAACATTAACTGTAGAAGATTTTGGTGAAGGTGCTATATTAGATACACAATTTACTGCAACAGCACAAACAACTTTTATAACTTTAAATAACACATCAACTGCAACTAATATGCTAGTTGATTATGTTAGAATATCTAGAAACATAAATCCAAAAAAATTAAGATATATATCATATGATGATTACATTAGACATTATGCAGAAAGAGATAAAGCAAATTTAAGTTCTTCTCAAAGAGAACCAAATAGTGTTTACAAAACTCAAAGTGGTAAGTTAGGACTAAGTCCAATACCAGACAGAAACGATTACTCAATAGTTATAGAATATTGGAATGAGCATACAGAATTATCTGCTCATGGTGATGAACCAGATTTAGATGACAGATATGCAGATTTAATTGTATCACGAGCAAGCTACTATGCATATAATCTTCGTTCTGACCCAGAACATGCATTGATGGCTAATAGAGAGTTTGAAAGAGGTTTAAGAAGATTACGTTCTGATTTAGTAACTAAAGAAGAATATATGAAAGATGAAAGAGTTAATCTTCGAGTGAGTATGTATTAATGCCTAATACTTCTCAAATAGCCCCTACAGTAGTTAGTTGTTATGGAGGACTTGTATTAAATAAAGATATATTTTCTATGAGACCTGGAGAGGCATTGCAACTTACTAACTTTGAACCAGACATAGCAGGTGGTTACAAAAAAATGTTAGGAACCACAAAATATAATTCTAATATTGTACCACAAGTATCTTCATCTAGTGAGATTGTAGATATGGTTGCAATATTTAATGACATAGTATTAGCGGCTAGAGGTGGCACTATATCTCGTGCAGGCACAACTGGTTCATGGACTTCTGTAGCTACAGGTAAAAGCACATCATTTAGATATGATTTCGAACGTTATAATTATAATGGCACAGAAAAAATAATGATAGCAACTGGCGGAGATGCGGCTTTTTCTATTGACACTTCTTTCAACGTTGATATAATAAATGCAACAGATGGTGGAACTGCTCCAACAAATCCAAAGTTTGTAGCATCATTTAAAAATCACATGTTCTATGCGGGCATGTCAAACGCTATATCTAGCGTAATATTTTCTGGCCCATTTGCAGAAGATGATTTTAATACTGGGGCAGGAACAATAAAAGTTGATACAACAATTGTTGGACTTAAAGTTTTTCGTGAAGAACTCTTTATATTTGGTGAAGACAGAATATTTAAAATAACTGGTTCATCAAGTTCTGATTTTGCTGTTGTACCAGTTACAAGAAAAATTGGTTGTGTCGATGGTAAAAGTATTCAAGAGATAGGTGGTGACTTAATTTATCTAGCACCAGATGGACTTCGTACTATTGCAGGTACAGAAAGAATTGGTGACGTAGAATTAGGTACAGTATCAAAACAAATACAAGATAGAATTGCAGATATTGGAACAGATAATATTACATCTACTATCATCAGAAGCAAATCACAGTATAGATTGTTTTTTCCAGAAACTGCACAAGCAGAAATATTAGCAAAAGGTATCATATCTGTATTAAAAGCAAATCCAGAAACAGGAACATTAGGATTTGAATACGCAGATTTAAAAGGTATAAAACCTTCTGCAACTGACTCGTTTTTTGTAGGTGATACAGAAACAATAATACATGGTGGATATGATGGTTACGTCTACAAACAAGAATCTGGTGGAGTTTTTACAAGAGAGTCTGACACAGATACTATAATAGGATTTTACCGCTCTCCCGATATGTCGTTAGGAGACCCAGGTATAAGAAAAAGTATGCAAAGAGCTTTAGTCAACTATAAAGTTGGTGAAGCCATAGA